CCGCGCCGTCAGCAGCACATTCGTCCAGCCCCCCACCGCATTCGTCAGCCGTTCGCCCAAATACCAGAATCCCGAGTCGTTCGTGAGCCCGCCGGTCATCGTGTCGCCGCTCTTGAGGACGAACCTGGCGTTCGCCGCCGCTTGCGAGTATGCCGAAAATGTTCCGACGGTCAGACTGGCAGAGATGTAATCAGATGCGTTAATCACTCCGTTCGTATTCGGGATCGTATTGGTCCAGGCAGTAATCCCGAACGGCCCAACGAATTCAATCTTGTAGTCTCCGGCAACCATGTTTGACACGACCACAATGCCGGACGCATCATTCGTGTAGGTGAGCCGGTCCCGGCTGATGATCACACCGCTGTTTGTGTTGATCGAGAACGGCGTGACGAAGATGCGCTTGACTGCCTGGGGTGTCGTCGTGAAGTCCTGCACGGCAATGCGCAGATGGGCCGCATGAGCCGCGGATGCGACTAGGAGCGCAAAAATGAAACCGAGAATTCTCATGGGTCAAGTGAAATCAAAACCCATCGCGAAGCCGACGCCGAATAAATCAGCACCGCAGCGCCATTGCCAGTCGTGCTCCTATCGCTTCCGGTCATGGTGTAGATGCGGTTCGCGGCAGTCGGCTCGACGCCGGAGTCGTGAGCGATGGTCATATCCTGCCCGGTGTAGTTGAGCAGTATCACCAGCTTGCCGTCACGGTTCGGCTGGCCGTCGAGCCCGCAAATCGAAAACGCCAAAGTTGGGCCGGAGACTTGCAAGAAGGTGTTCGTGCCGACCTGCACGCCGGCGTTATTGCCGTTGGCTAGGCCGGTATTCGCGCCCCGAGGGAAAGCAATGTCGGCGACCGAGTTTGTCCCGGTCAATGCGATTCCCTCGCTGGCAATCTGTCCACTCTTGATTGACCCGGCGATGATGTTGGTGCCGGAGATGTTTGTGATGCCAACCCCGTTGCCGTGGAATCCGGCGTCATCAATGCGCACATCCGTGCCGATAATGTTAGCGTCGCCAAGCTCCAAATTGCCAGTCATCATGATCGATGACGTCGGGCCGGTGCCGAGTACTATTCCGGCTGGGGTGGACTGGATGTAGTTCGTTATTCCTCCGCGGTCATTAGCGCCAAAATAGAGTGTCGTCACGTTGTTCGTCGGATTCCACACCCAGGCATCTGCCCCGACCGCAAACAACGAGCCTGCGAGGACGTTGTCGTGATTGGTCAATCGTTTGATGCCGCTAATGGTTTGCTCGTTGGTTAAGCCAACGAGATTTGCCGCAATCGGGTTTGTGACGACATCGGAAGCCAGCGCGGATGCGACCATGCTCCAGATGTTCGTTTGCTGGGCGGCGCTCTCAATGGTATGCGGCACGCGCACGGCGTAAGCTGTCGCGACGGTCTGCGTCCCGTAGGAAACAGTCGCCCACCCGGACGATACCGTGACCTCTACTGACCCGCCCGGCGAGGTTCTCAGTGTGATGACGTTCGTCGAGGATTGCCCGAGCACCAAGCCCGCCGGCGGATACTTGGCCAGGTGCAGGTAGAGGTTTGTCTTGGCCCATGCGAGTGTGTTCGTCGTCTGAATCTCGACCGGCTCATTCGTCACGGTGTTATACCAGGTCCGAGTCGCGCCATTAATGGTGATTGTTGAGCCATTGGCAACTCCGCTCTCATTGGTCAATGTGATTGTCGCGGTGATAATGTCAGCGCCGCAAAGCGAAAGCGCCGAAGCGAGCAGTATGAGGAAGGTAAAGAATTTTCTCATGTCAAGTGATGGGCGAAACCTGTAATGCTCCAGTTGAGTCGAGCCAGACATATGCCTTGATGCTGTCATCATCCGGGCAAACCAAAACGAATCCCTTGTTCTCGTTTTTCAGGAACGTCGCATTGGCTTCCTCGGCCGTAATCACCGTGGCTCCAGCCGGAGTTACCACGGCGGCCTCCTCGATTACCTCCGCGTGAATGTCAATCTGTTTCTGCAGTACCGTCGTCCTGTACCCGCCCTCAGTCATCTCGACCTCGAACCAGGCGCGCACGCTTTCCGCCGAACCAATGGCCGAGGCAATCGCAGCGGTGTTCAGCGACAATGTCCCCGTGAAAAACTGGTTGTTGCTATCTCGGTCCCACGTGTATTGCTGGGTGTAGAGCGTGCTGCCAGCGGTCCCGGTTTTTGGCCCGATGGCAACGCGCAGACTGAGCGCAGAATTGTTGATGACACTGAATGGATTTGACGCTGGATAGGTCGTTGTGCGGGCGAGCAGGCAGATGCGCAGCGCCATCGTGTCGCCCTGCGTAAATCGCGGCATCGGCGCGGCGGTATTGTTGCTCGGCCCAACAACCAGGTCGCCAGAGTAGGTGTCAATGTAAAGCGTGGTCCACGCCATGCTGAAAACCTTTCGTCAACTCATGGGGTCTCAATGACAGGCTCAATCCAGAGCGCGCGGCCCGTCTCGCGAACAGGGAACTCCGCCGGCCATTCGGTGGGCAGCTCTGGCGGCTCAAGCGTGTAGGTCTGCCCCGGAGCAAGCGGCATGTCCCCACGGTATTCAATGTTTGACATGCTCGACTCCGCCACCGGAATCTTCGGGCTGTCCTCGCTCAGACTGTCATCCTCCCGCACGGCGAAATCTGCGACAAAGACATTGGTGTTAACCCATCGGCCAAACGGATTCATCACACGAATCATGAGCCAGTCTATGTATCGGTCTGTGCTGGTTGTATTCGCGCCCCACCACCATGCAGCGCAAATCGGAGTCATGCCGTAGAGCCTGCGCTGACTGTATGGGATGACGGCAAATCCGCTCGTGAGACTGATTTCCTGGTTCCAGTCGATGGAATCGAGTCGCGAATTTCCGCGAGTCAAAATCTCAGCGACCTCGTTTGGCGTGCCGTTGAATCCGCCCCCGTCCCAGTACAGGAATGTGTGATACCCTCTTACCAACCGGGCCGGCAAGAACGTCATGCGGGATTGCGTATCGTATCCGCGCTTGCGCGTTGCTCCGGCGGTGCGCGCCAGCTTATACCGCGAATATGTGCGATGGCTTGACTTCCCGCACGTCGCCCGAGGGATCGCATTGGTCGCCATCATGATCATGGCCAGCCTTGGTAAGCGCCGCACCAGGCACGCGCATCAACGTTGATGTCGATCCATTTTGCCTCGGTCCCGCCAATGAGCGGTTGCCATGCTCCGGTATGGTCCAGCTCGATGGCGTAGATTACGTCATTCTCCTGATATTTTGGCGTGACCACTTGCCGGTCGGACCCGAGGCTTCCATCATATTCGTCCCGAGTCTGCCACGTCGTATCGGCATACCCGCTGTAATTGTAAATCAAGGTTACTCCATCAATGGTCCGTTCGGTAATGGAGCAACGCAGCAGTGACGGCTTGGCAATCAAGACCTCTCCGCCAGTCTCGGTTGTGCCGTCCCATTCCACGCCGCCAATGCAGTCAGAATAGAATGATTTGACCCGGAACATCTTGACTCTCGCCGATTCGGTCGGTGCCGCACTCGCGACTACCGGCGATGGAAGCGAATAGAACCCGCGCGTCGTCATCCCTCCGGCACGGCCCTGCACCTGTTGCTGGCATAGAGATACCAGCGTATCATGCACCCATTGCGCCCAAATTGCTTCCGAGCTTGTTCCGGCCGGTCTGCGTGGCGTGATCATACTGCGAGCGCGTAGAGCAGGGAGGTGTTCCACTGCTCAAGCCAATACTCCGTTGTGATCTCAATGCGGCTATGCGCGGTCGTTGTCTCGGTGGACGGGAGCTTGCGCCAGCCCCAGGTGTAGCCGGATACGGCAACCGGCGAAGGAATCGCATCAATCTTGGCAATGAGCCGCGCCGGGCATGGATAGGCCCATAGTTGCGTCGAGCTTATTTCCTGCTTGAGTTGCGCTGTGGTGTAAATTTTGTTGACGTTCGTGTCCGCGACATTCTTGTCGTAGGTTGGCGCCGCGTTTGTCGTGTGGCGCAGAACATATTGCGGAACGGCATAGTGCGTCGTGCCTCGGAGCAGCAGATGGAAGAGGTAATCGCTCGCTGGCTTGGACCCGGCCGCCGGCGCTGGAGAGCCGGGAGCCTCGCCTTGCTTGGCAAGCTCGACGTCGCGCCACACGTAGCCGATCGTTCCGGGATACGCCGCCTCCATCGCAAGAATTGTCGGATGCTCGCGGATGTCCTTTTGCAATTCGTTCGCCACGATTTGCCAGGTGTCGGTTACCTTGTCCTCCTGCCCGCCCAGTGGCCCCGATGCTTCAATAACAAGTGATGACTTCGGCCCTCCGGCATTGTGCGTGTAACCGAACCCAAGCAGCGCATACTGATTCGCGAGCGCGTAAAGCCCGTTCGGGTCCGCGCTCTCGTAGCGGATAAGCTGCACCACTCCGCGCTGCGGATCGTAGCGAATTTCCGGCGCTTGCTGCACCGGCCCGAGCGTGCCTGTGATGATTGGTTGCGGCATATCAGAACGTCACTCCACGCCATGATTTATCGGAGCGGGTGAGGGTCTTGGTGTTTTCCTCGATGCGCTTCAGAATGTCGCGGCTCTCGCGGGCATAATCCACCGGGGGAGATGCAGCATAAGCACCAATCCGTTGGAGCTGGTTTATTTCCAACGCGGACATGCCTGCATATTTCTGTCGCTCCGGCTTCTCGGGTTTTGGCGGCTTTTCTTTTTTCGGCTCTGGTTCATAGTCTATCGTGGGTCGCTTTGCGCTTTTAGATCTATCCCTTGACTCGCGTAACTGTTGCTCCAGGCGGCCCCTCTCCTCTCTATACATCTGGACCAAATCGCTCGCGCCCTGCATGCCGCCCTGAATATAGCCAACCCATGCATTGACGCCCTCGTTGGCATACACCCATGATTTTTCCAGAGCTGCCGCGGCTTTTGCGGTTGCAGGAGCCAACGCCCCACGAAATTCGGCGGCGATTATCTTCAGTTTATCGTCGACCTCGTCAAGCTTGCTTATTACCTCGTCGTCAACCATGCCTCCGAATTTTTTCAGCTCGTCTCCAAGTTCGTCTATACCAGCCTTGAATGCGCCAATCAATTCCTGCGCGCCGCGCCCGCCAATCTCGCGCAAGTCGGCAATCAGAGCTTGCGGGTCTCCTTTCTGGATTACCCTGCCAATTTGGGATGCGATATCCTCAAGCCGCTTTGCGCGCAGGTCAGTCAATGTCACGCCGAGCCTCGCGAAGCTACGGATCAAATCCTCATTGCCTTCGAGCGCCTTTTTACGTGACGCCGATAGACGGACAAAAAACGCCTCGGCATCCTGCATGGTTGCGCCAGTCTGGCGCATTGCATAATCCCATTTCTGGATTGCCTCGGTGCTGATGTCCAGCTTGTCTGATAAGTCCTTGATTCCGCCGGCCCATTGAATCGTATTCCAGGCTGCGGCCTTCAGTGCGCCATAAGAGGCAATGCCGGCGAGCGCCATGCCTACCCGACTGCGCAGCGCGCCGCCAATCTCTGCGCCAATTTGCCGGGCCGCGCCGACGGCCCTGCGCCCACCAGCCTGGAGCGCGCTGATGTCCAGCCCGAGCATTGCCATCAGACTTGGCATTTGGCCTCCCGTTCTCGAATGTAATCCTCAAATTGCTGATCCGCCTCGTTCCAGATTTCGACTGCGCCCTCCTCCTCAAGCCATGCCTCGTAATGCATCTGCGCCAGCCCAAGCGGGTAATCAAGCGCCTGCGCCTCGGTGAGTCTGTGCTGAGTCATCAGCATGCGCACGAGCCGGAGCAGGAAAGGCGCGCCGGGTGACCTGGATTGACGCTTCCCGTTCGCCGTCTCGTGCAGTCTGAAGGCCAGCGAACCAGCCTCGCGATAGTTGCGCCATTCAGCGACCTCAAGCGACAAGTCATATTTCCGCGTGCGCCATTTCCACAGCCGAATCTTCGCGGGCAGAAACGGGTCACGGTTCAGCCTGAGTGTCCCAGCCCAATCCTCCGAGCAAATCAGCGCCGCCTCGTATGCGTGCCGAGGCTCCACGGGTCCGGTGCCGAGAATCGGGTTGCCCTGTCGTGTCAGCCAGAGCTCATGGCCAATCGCATAAGGCCGCATCCTCAGCCCGAGGACGAACGTCTCGGACGGCAGCACGGCCTCCGCGTAAGTGCGCTCATGCACGGCTACGAGCTTACTTGTGTGGTGAGCCTGGTATTCTGCGTCGCATCATCATACTTGCGCACGCGCAGCATAATCTTGGCGCTCGACGCATTGCTCAGGTCCATGCTCTCGTCGCCGACATAGACCCACCGCCCGTTGAGCGCCGTCACATTGAACCCGGCAGTCGTCACAGTCGCCAGCGGGCTGAGGAATACGGCAATCGCATTCGCGGCAGATTTGGTCGCTGCCGCCGGGTAAAACTCCACGTCCATCTCGACGTAAGAGTTCGTGGCGATCAGCGCGGCGTCAAAACCGCCGCCATCCTTGAGTTCGTTGAGCGTGAATTTGTGTGTCGGCCTCGCGCCTTGCAGGTGGAATGATGCGTACCCCGATATGGTAATCGGGGATGCGCCGCATACACCCCAAATGGTAGCGTCGCCAGTTTGTACAACAGCAGGCATAGTTCTCTTTCGGTTTCCGGCTCTCTGGCCGGTTAACTATGCCCGAACGTCAACACTAATTGATGGTGCTCGGAGAGGCGACGATGCGCAGTGTCAATGTGTCAACCCAAACATCCTCAGCAAAGTCAAGCTCGATGCTGTCAACCATAATGCCGAATACGGTAACGGTCAGCCCCGCCGCCGCTGCGGCCGCATTGATGGCGTTTGCGATCTGATCGGAATCCTGATGCGTGTTGCCTCCCGGAATTAGCAAATCGAACGTGGTTGATACGCGCAGGTCTGATGCCTCTTTGGCCGCTCCTTCGGTTTGATTGTATTCCTCGGGACCGGCGTACTTGATCATCACCATTGTTGTGACGACATACCGGCCGGAGTATTGCAGCTCCGGCTCGGCACGCGAGGAGTGGACAATGGTGCAGGGGACGGATTTGTTGCTTGAGATTTTGGCTGGATACACCGTTGCCGCACCCGAGTCATCGGGATAGCCAGCGCCTTCGGCCACGAGATACGCGACAATTGCGTCATCCAGTTTCGAGAGAAGATTGTTAGCTCCCATAATTATTTCAGTTCGCGATTTGCTTGCTCGGTCTCCGCCTTGGTTTCGCGTTCGAGGTATGCAACAATGTCCGCTGTTTCCTTCGCGAAAGCGCGATTCAGTGCGGGCGCGCCGAATCGAATCAGGCCGCTTCGCCTGTCGCTCGTTGCCTGCGCCGTGTTGGTCACGGTGACGCGCAACAATGATGGCCTTGCCGCCGTAGCGTCGCCCTTCATTGCGCCCCTCAACTTCGCATCACCAGACGGCGGCCTTTGCGTTCCGGCAACAACACTGAGCCGCCGCATCGCCGACAGCCAACCGACCCGCAGGAATCCGGCTGCACGTTTGCGCCCGGACAGAATGGATGCAGCTTTTTTTGCGAGCGCCTTGCGGTATATGCCTACCAATGACTGTGCTCGCTTCCTGCCTTCATTTGCTGTCATGCGTTGCTCGGGCCACTTGTATCCCACACGCTTTGCCGCGAGCACGAATAGCAGTGGGACCGACCTGGTTTGACACTGCTTGTTCGTTACCTCAATCTGCCTTGACAATTCCTTTGCAATTGCGAATGGCTCTTTCTTCGGTGTCTCACCATAAGCGCGGAGCGCGATGAAGAATCCCTTCTTGTTGATAGCCTTTGGCAGCTTGTCGTTTTTCAGCCGCGCCAGATACCGACGGAGCGCATCATTAAATTTTTCCTGCTGAAACGAATAAGAAATCATGCTCCCTCGGTTGCACTGTTGCATTCCAGCAGGAACGCTGCGCCAAGAATTTTCGTGACGCTGACGATGCGCATTCGCTCCGCATCCGCGCCCGCACAGCGGCGATAATCCAGCAGTTGCTTTTCCTGCGGCACCGCCCCATTGAGTACGGATTGACGCACGACAATCTGAGCCTGCGCGGTGACGCGATAGCCGCCCGCACCAAGCTCTTTGCCTCCGAGCTTCACCCCGGCGGAGCATGGATACTCAGCGCCAGCGTATGTGATCGTCGCGCCGACCTGGCGCTCGCGCTCAATCAGGCCGTCAATCAAAGCAGTGTCAAGTGCGCTCATACTGGTGGCGGCGCCTCAGTGCCGGTCGTGCTGTGCCGGTAATAATGAAGCACCCTCGGAATGTGACGACTCGTCAACCCCCTCAGCCCGCAGAGCTTCGATGCAAATGCCCAGTCCTCGCCATAATTGAAGGGCGGGAAATGCGAGAGTATTGCCAAGTCGGTCCGCCATGCGCAGATGTGCCATGCATTGCGCTTCGCTATCCCGCCAGGCGTCCATTGCTCATTCGGATTGCCAAGCCCGAAAATGATTTTACATTCGCGCCCGTCCACGTACGCGACCTGCTCGAATGTGATGACATCCGGCCTATGCTCGATCTCCGCCAGGATGCTGCGCACGTAGTCCGGCGCAATCCAATCATCGTCATCAACAAATGCGACATAGCGCCCAATCGCAGCGCGGAGCAATGCGTCTCGCTTCTCTCCGATGGTGCGGCGCTTGTTGTCCACCAGCACGAGATGCTCGACTGGCAGGGAACCAATCTGTGACTGGACCTCGGAGCATAGCTTATCGAGTTGCGCAAGCCGAGAGGGCAGGGCAGGGGTTAGGATTGATAGCAAGATTTCGTTTGTCATATCGAATAAGTGATTGGCGGCTGAATTCCGGCACTGAGCCAGATATGCATTGCTTTGGGTTCCGCTCTTGCAATCGCGTCAAGGTCAATCGCGTCAAGGTCCACTTGCGCCTTGCTTGCATTGATGCGCGGCCTGCTGATGTCTGGCATCGGCCAGTCTTCGATGTCCGCAAGCTCCATGAGTTGTTGCACGAGCGCGTCTGTCTGGAGAACATACTTGCACTGCGGGACGTAAAGCTCGTATAGCTCGCCGAGGAAGCCGGGATGCCGCGCAACGGCCGCGCTGATGTATTCACGAAATGGAAGCCCGCCGATGTCATTGAGCGGAAACAGCGGATGCTCGGCGTGGAATCCCGGCCATCCTCGGTCGCATTCGTGTCGCCAAAGACTGATCCACCAGTCCACTGGATTGCGCACTACAGTGAATGCCCATCGCTCATGGTGTCCCCAGTTATGCTCCATCCCGATTGGCTCGCCCGTTATTCCTGCATCCCGCAGGACATGATACACCCATGTCCCGCCTGTCTTTGGGATGTGCAGGAATGCGCCGTTGTTCTTGACTTTGCAGGTCATCGCTGCAATTTCTGGATGGCTCCATTGTCGCGCAGCCAGCAGTTGCCGATGACGATTGGATTCTTGATTCGCTCTCGCACGGCTTTCATCACCTCGTCATGCTGCGCGTCATGCCCGGCGAGAATCCCGTCGGGTTTGACTTTCTTTTCCCATGCTGTGACATCGGATATCACAGCGTCGTAAGTGTGTCCAGCGTCAATGTAGCAGAACGCGAGCGAACCGTCCTTGACATTCGCTGCCATTGCCGCGCTGTCGCCCTCAAGAATCTCGACCATATCAGCCACGCCGCACTTGCGCAAATTTTCCTCGAACACGCGCCGGAAATTTCCACCAAGATCCTGCACAATTTTTTCGTGCGCGGGCTGATTGGCTTCGCCGCGGAAATTGTCCACCGCGATAATTCTCACGCGCTTGCCCATGCGCTTCAGCAATTGCCCCATGAAGCACACGCTGCGGCCCATCCAGACGCCGACCTCGGCGATTGTGTCCCCATCCTTGAGCGTCGCAGCGACAGATTCGTATAGCGGCCAGTAGTTGAACCAGCCATGCACGAATGACCAATCATTCCCAGTGCGCAACCGTTCGAGGGTTGCCTTGCCATCGCGATATCTCTCCTCGCTGTTTTGGTCAAGATATGTTTGGTCGAGCGGCTTTCCTGTCGCAATCGGGTGGTTGTGCTGGAATACCAGGTCGCGCGCATCAATCACCTGCTCGCGCCGATAGGCCAATTCGGTAAACCAGTCGTCTGAATAGACGCTCTTGAACTCTGGATGAAGCAAGAAATAGTCATGCAGCAAATAAGAGCGCGTGCAGATTGGAAGGCAAATAAGGTTGTCTTTGCGAATGCCGTCACTGACGGCAAGGACAGCGGGTTTCTGCATATCGCCGATTCGCTCAAGAATTAGTTTGTCCCACTTCATTGGCGGAATGAAGTCGTCCGACATCAGCACAATTACTGGAGCGTAAGTGGCAAATGCTCCGTAGTTCCAGGCGCGCACACAGCCGCCGCCAGCCGGAACAACCAGCGAATGCATGCGCAGCAGTGGATGACTGTCGCGGTCATCATCGTCAATCACGAATAAATGCTCGATGCGCTCAGGGTGGTCCGCAAAGTCCAGCCACAGCTTGCGGGCCCGGCTCGCCTCTGTCGGTCTGCCGCGTGTCGCGTGAATAAGTGATATGATCGGCCCCCCGTGCTTGGCCAGCGCTTGCCTGCGCACGGCCTCCGCTTCCTGGCGCATCCCGGCGCAACGCAATGCCTGGGCATAGATGTCATCACCCAGCCACGAATACACTGCCTCGCGGTTGTTCCACGCCGCGTTGGCTGGTGGGAGTATGGACATCATCTGTCGAGCATAGGCCAGTGCCTGGTCGGCCTGCTGGTAATCCATCGCGTGACATGCCAGCAATCCCAACGCCTCGCGCCGCGTCGGGTCCGCCTTGTACGCCTCATGCAGATAAGCGTGCTTGACTTCTGGCTTCTTGCTCTCACGCGCAAGGTCCATCAGGATTTCATATCGCTCAGGCGTCCCAAGGTCTGGATGCTCCAGCGCACGCTTGGCTGTCGCGATGCATTTCTCCATGTCTCCTGCCGCGCCGTATTCGCCATACAGATGATATAGCAACCCGGCATTCATCTGCTCTGGCGGAATGCTCTCCAGGATGCGCAGGTTGCGTTGCCCCGAACGCTTGTCATGCATCGGCATGTGCGTCACGATTACGCGGTTGTCGAATATCCCGGAGATTGGCTCGACGTAAAATCTGAAGCATTCATGCACCGGATACTGCCAGTATCCTGAGCCGCGCAGCACCATCCGCTCGCGTGGCACATTGACGCCCCTGCCAAGGATGCGGTACGGGAACATGAATGCAGCGTAGCCTCCACGATCCGCAAGCTCGCGCACAACATCGGCACCGGCCTCGAGTACGTCATCGCTATCGCACCAGAACAGGTAGTCTCCTGTGGCCATGTCAAATGACATTTGCCTGGCCGCAGCGAAGTCATCAATATGCGGCCAGTCTGCGTGCTCAGGTTTGTTGCGGTACTCGGCTGTTTTCGCGCCGTATTTGTCCCGGCAAATGTCGAGCGTCCTGTCTGGCTTCGCAGCGCCGATGGCGCGCACCACGCAGATTTCATCCGCGATTGGCCTGAATGAGTCGAGGCATCGGATGATGTATTCCTCGACGTTCCCAACGATCATGCACAGACTGATTTTCGCTTTTCGCATTGTCAAAAAATTTTGGGGCCGCGCTGTTGGGAAGCGCGACCCCAAGGTCCGAACCGAAAAAAACAAGGTGTGGTCCCAACGCCCACACCTTGTCCCACAACACAACCAGGATTAGTCCAGTCGCTTCAGAATCCGTCCAGCCGTGGTGATGCCGGCGGCATAGCCATATGCCGCCTCAAGATTGATGTACTTTGTCCCGGTATTCGGGTCGGCATGCTCGCGGATGCCGAACACCATGCCAGTCTCAGGGTCGGCCACGGCCCGCGCATTGAGGTAAACCTCCGGCACCTGTGGTGCGAGATACCGCATCGCAATCGCAATGCTCGATGGGTGGCAGCAAAAGCCCATCACGGAATATGTGCTGACAAACGGAGAGTTGACCTCGAAGAAGTCCATGCCAAGAGCGCGCATGATCCGGCCATCGGCGAGGACGTTATTGTCCCGGAACATATGCGCCTGCACAAAATTCGTCACGCCCAAAAGGACGTCGTATGGCACACAGTCGAGGATTGCCGAGCGCGGCTCAAGCGGCACATTGGATTGGTTCAGCAGCAGCCGCGCTTTGCGCAGATGCGCAACGTCAATCACGGTACTGGATACCGCAGTGGCAAGGCCGAAATTCGCGGTAGTGATCAGCGTGAAGATGTCCTCCAACACAGCCTGGGCAAGCGCCGCGCCCTGCACGCGGCCAAAGTCGCGCAGGTTGGCCTCGCTGCTCGAATGCGCGGTCCAATCGCTCTGGCCAATCGGCACGTGCTTGTGCTTCGTGATGCTGATCGTCACGACGGTCTTGGTTCCGCCGCAGACCGCATAACTGCCCCCGAACGTGGTCGCAGTCAGCGAAGCAATCAGCGGGACCAGAACGGTAGAACCTTTCTGGACGGCGTCGCTCGAAAAGTTGCGGCTGAACGCCGTGAGCGGTGCCAGGGTTTTGACAAAGGCTTCCAGCGCGCTCTGCGCGAAAATCTCATTGTCAAGATTGGTGTACGTTGCCATGTGTCAGTCTCCTTTGCTGGTGGTGATTATTTCTTGTTCGCCCGGTATGCCGCCAGAATCTCCGCTCTGTGCTGCCGGAAAAATTGGGTGCGCTTCGCCGGATCCGTAACGGCGTCGAATTCCGCAAGGATGCTCGGCTTGCCCGCCTGTTTCGACGGCTCGGCTGCCGGGAGCAGGTCCGCTGGAACGCCCTGCGCTGCGATTGTGGCGTTGGCCTTGTTCGCCGCCTCCTCCACTTTGGCCTTGGCTTCGGCGAGGGATTTTTCAAGCTCGGCAATCTTGACCTCGGCCGCCGCGCATTCCTGGTGCGCCTCGGCGGCCAGAAGTTCGGCGGCGAGCTTCTCGGCCTCGGTCTTCTCAAGCCGCTTCTCAGCGTCAAGCAGTTTCGCCTTGAGCGTTTCCGCTTCGGTGGTCTGCATCAGGGTCGCCTCGACGTTATCGGCGAATCCCAACATCCGTTTCATGAAATCCGGTAGATTCATTTGCTCTGTGACTCCTTTCTTTTTGTCAACGCAACATGCGTATCAGTTCATCCTTGTTTGACACAATCCCATCAATCAGGCCGCGCTGTAACGCGCTCTGTGCATGGAACGTTTGCCCCTGCATGTCCTCATCCGCGATGTTCCCGCGCTTGTCCCGGACTTGCGCGTAAAACATCTCGGCAAGCTCAATCACCCGCTCTTGAATAAGTGCCTGCTGCTCGTCGGTGAGGCTGGTGCCCGGCACGCCAGCGCCCTTGTATTTCCCGCTCGAAAATACCTGGACCTTGATGCCCATGCCCTCCGCCATCGCCGATCTGTCGTAGTAGGGGACATAGACCCCAATGCTCCCGATGTCCGCCGATTTGGTGGCCCAGATGCCGTCTGCCGAGGATGCGAGCCAGTATGCTGCCGATGCAATCATGCCTGCGGAATAAGCGTGGATTGGCTTTTCGACCGCCGCAATTGCGTCTGCTGTCTCAGGCGTGCCGTTCACCATCCCGCCCGGAGAGTCAATGTCAAGAATGATGAGGGAAACGTCGTCATCCTCATCTGCCATTTGCAGCTCATCCTGAATGTCCTCAAAATCCCGCGCGCCCATCATGCGATCCCACTCGGTCAGGCCGCGCCCGAGCGGCCCGTAAATCGGGATGTGCGCAACGCCATTGCGGATGACCATGCCGGGCTCAATGCCGTCCTCGTCATCATCATCCATTGGGGCCGATCGCTCGAATGCGCGCGTCAACGCCTGGTAGCCTGCTGGCGTGATAAGCAGCAAGTCCTCGGATAAGAGTCTGGGGAATGGTCGCATATTATTCGTCATCGTCGTTGCCGTCATCCTGCGCTGGCTGCTGTGCGGTGGGATTGGCCGCGCGTTGCTCAAGCAGTTCGAGCGCGCGGTCAAATGTAATTTTGCCCTGTGTTTGACTTTCAATTTCTGCCGCAGCCATTGCCTGCTCGACAATCTCGCGCTTGCGATGAGCGAGAATCTCCAGCCGATGCCAGCCTTTCTTTTGGGCGATGATTGTTTTACTGGTTGTCCCCATCTTGAGGTTTTCCCGGTCCGCGGCCTCGTCGTTTCCGGCGTCAACACTCAGCGGCTTCGGCAGCCCGAACTCCCACATGTACGGGTCCGGCCCGTCATCATTGCGCGGCAGATAGCCGTGCTTCATCGCCTTGGCAATCGCGTAGGCAATGATGCGCTGCGCGCGGATCATGCCGGTTGCCTGCCGCTCCCAGATTGATTGGTTTGCCAAATCGGCCAGCAATCGAGTCGGCGCGCGGCCCGTCTCCTGGAGATTCAGCAGCTCATAGTACCACCCAACGGATGCAAGGCTCCCGCGCTCAATTCGCTCGACGAATGCCTCAGTGTTCGGATGCGGGTTCTGGTAGTTGAGCGCCTCGATTTCCTCGTTGCTCTGGCTGTCAAGATAATACATCTCACCGCCAGCGACCTCCTCGTAATACACCTTGCGCGGGCTTTCGCCGCCGACCTGGACTTGCCCGGATGACGTATCCACCGCCGAGCTTTCCTCGCCAATCACGATTTCGTTTCCGAGCGCGGCCTCGCCGCCAGCGACTTTGAATTTGAGTCCAATGCTTGCCGCGCGCTTGATGCCGCGCTGAAGGAAGTCGTCAATGTCCTGCACGTTCATCCAGCGCAAAAGGCTCACGGCAATGCGCGGGATTCCCCGGCCCTGGTCATGCCAGCTTGGCTCATATGCCAGGTCACAATTTGCGGCAGAAATGTCAAGCCATGTCTCGTCCTCATTGATGATGCGCACGCCGATCATGCGCCCGAGCCGGTCGGTGATGATGCCGTCATGGATGGTTGCGCCATCGAATGGCCCGCCTGATACCTGGTCCTGCTTGCGTCCCATGCCGTCCTGACCCGAGCCGATGCGCGTGCTCGGGTAAAACATAATCATCGGGAATCCATTCTGGCTTTCGGTCAAGACCATGAGATCGTCTCCGTCCACATCCCACGCCTCGCCAGACAGCCGCAGGCTGCGCTTAAAATTGTAGTACTTTCCTCGGACGTTGCAGTACGGATAGAATACGTTGCGCAGCCAATCCTCAGCCGCACGGCCCCATGCCTCATTCCTGCCTTGATAGTGAGGGTCCCACGCATCGCCGAATGCCCAGGAGTTTTTCTGTTCGATTGCGGTCGCGAGCACCGGGACTTGCGCGCGCAACTGGCGCGAGTAGTTGACCAACTCGCTCCGGTCGTAAGGGGTCACGTTCTCTTTTGTGGTGCGACTGAGAATGAACCGGGGCTTATATTGCTTCGGATTCCAGCGCGGAGACGGATAGAGCGCACCGGCGATCGGCTTGCCGTTCGGGCCGTAAAGCACCTTTCGATTGTCAATCATGGGTGTAATCGCTGACATAGGAAGGGACAGTGCGCCTGATGCGGCTGGCATAGGGGTTCGCGTAAACCTCGGGCATCTTGAGGTGCAGCGAGTAAAGCACGCGCAGGATTGCCATGTCGGCATTGGCGCCTCCAGGGTCGGACCGGACCGTGCGCACTCCTGCGGCAGATACCTCCGTTATCGCGCCTTTGGCTTGGCGCGATTGGAGTTCTTCGAGCAGTTCCAACAACTGCTCCACTGATTTCTGTGGATAATAGTCAATCGGCACGTTAACCAGGCATTGTCAACGCTTAGTCTTGACCTTGTTGCTCGCCTCCGATGATGCCGAAAATTAAGGCCGCAACGATCTGCATGCATTCGCAATCCCACCAGTGATTTGGCCTTGACCCAAGCTGCTTCCACACGCTGATCTTGCGCCCGTAGTCGTCCGTTTCCCGCACCCGGATTTCGCTGTTCATTTGCGCCGTGTAAGAGAACCTATCCGTAGGCGGGTCGCTGTCGGGGAGCGAAAGAAACTTCGCTGCGCGCCCGTCCCTGTGTCTCTTGAGGATGTCCTTCACGTGCAGGTTGCTCCAGTCATAGCACGGCACCTTGTAGCGCGTGGCGCTCTTGCCTATGGACGGGTCGAGCCAGGTTAGTGGGGAATATATCCGCTTGTCGGCCACGCCGCTCTTTGGGTCGCGGTGCAGGAATGACGCCGTGCGAGTCCCGCGCAGCCCAATCCAGCAGCGCCAGACCTTGCGTCCCATCACATCAGCGACATGCCCGCGCCGCACGCATTCCGCAGCAATCGCGGTTGTCTCCCAGTTGCAGTCCACGAATACTTTCTGGTCCTGAACTTTGTATTGACTCTGAATCTCCGCAATCTCGTCCCATGTCTCCGCCCGGCCCCTGCCTAGCTGCCTGCTCTCGCCTGACTTGCTCCATGCCCGGACGACCCACCAAAATTCCTTGAGGTCTTTCTGACAGTCCACTGTCAGGAACCGATGCGCTTCCTCCGGCCAGTCCGCGCTCAGGTCGAACGTAGCCTCGGCTACTTTGCGCACGTCGTCCGCTGCGTTGAGATTCCAGGGGACGGCCAGTTGCTTCTGGTAGAATTCCATGAGTGGGAGCAAATACCCGTGCTGTTCCTGCTGCTCTTTGGCTTGGAGGTACTTCACGACCAGGCTGGCAAAGCTGATGTCTGGGTTCGCTATCGCAGGCCAATGAAATCCGAGTATAGATTCGTCGGCAGTCGGATTGCTCGGCGCGTAGCAATGCGTATCGTCAATCAATCTGCGATTGGTCGGCGTGTCCTCCACTTGGTGACCGCAATGGAAGCATTCCAGCCTCGCTGTCTTTGCCACCGCTGGGTAATTCCAGCGCCCCGCTGGTCTCGTGAATTCGTTCGTCTCCCATTTCATGCCGGCCCATGTCCCATCGGTTCTCGGCGCGTTCCACTCAAATTTCTGATGACGTTTGCAACTCGGACATTGCCACTGCCATTCGCTCATGCTTGACTTCGCCCACTCGAGGTCAAGGTCGTCACCCTCAACGCCGGCCTGCGAGATAATCAGCACCTTGCTCGTGTACGGGTAAG